TGGGGCGCTGCTGTTCGTGGTCAAGGAAGACATCGCCAAGGCCAGCTTCATGGTAGGTGAAGCCGAGGAGTATTGGTGGGACTACAGAGAGCGCGTGGCTCGCATCGAGCAGGCGCATGAGACCGGGGTGTGGAACCCCAAGCCGACACCGTTATGCGGTTGGTGTCCGGTGACAACGTGTGAACATAACCGCAAAAGGAGCTGATATGCAGACGTATGAAGACAACGTGACAGGTGTAAGCGATGTTGAGATGGCAAAAGTCATGGAGTGGGTTACGCAAGGCCGGGCCGCCCAGCGCAAAACGCTTAATAGACGCATCACCAGCTACAGCCTTAAGCACGTCATTGAGCAAGCTATGGGCACGTACATCAGCAACTACGCTTGCATCGAGGGGCTAAAACGAATGGGGTTCACTGCAAAGCCGATCACAGGCACCCCAAACTACTACTTCAACATCTCTTTGAAAAAGCAGTAAGGAGAACACCATGACTGCGCCCATACACCGAAAGAAAGCAAAAAACGCATTTACAGTCGGGCTATCCCCCGATATGCGCACCCTGCACATCAAGATACTGGATTTTGAAGCGATGTGCAGACCTTCCACCCGCAAGGATGTGCACGAAGCGGTAGTGCAGCACCTTAGTCGGCTACAGAAATTTGCTCAAACCATTTCACAAGGAGTCAGCCATGACACAGACCAACGGCAAGCGTAACTACAAACACGCCTACAAGCTGCAGAAGGCCAGCGGCGAGACCACTGACCAACTGGAGCGGCAGAAGGCTCGCAGGCTCTACGACAAGAAGGGCATCGACCGCAGCGGCAAGGACATCGACCACAAGGTGCCGCTGCGCAAGGGCGGCAAGACATCGCCGGGCAACCTGCGGCTGCGCAGCAAGAGCGCCAACCAAGGAGATAACAAATGAGGTTTGAAGATTGGTGGGCGAACATCTCGCCCGCCGAGCAGAAGTTGATTGGTATCAACAATGCCTACTTCGTGTGGACTGAGGCGCGTAGGCAGGCGCCCAGCGTCTTGTTTCTCAATGGCTTTCACCTGTGCCGCTCTGATGACGAGCTGATCATCATGCGCACCAACGGCCCGAGTGAAGGCGAGGGCGGTAGGTTCAACCTCAAAGAGTTTGAAGAGATGGTCAATGAGTTTTTCAACAAGAACTTCTAAGCACAGGAGAAAGTAAATGGAGATAGTTGAGGACAAGGCAGTCGTCTTCAGGACGCGTAACCCAGACAAGTACCAGATCATCCCCAAGCACAAGGTGCTTGACCAAGACGGTGACACCTACAAGATCGCCGTGTACTGGGGGCTCGATGAGGTGCGGGTGCTGCGCAACCTGGGAGTCAAGGATGTGCCTTCGCCCATCACACGGCGCTACAACTGGCCAGGGCGCTACAAGCCTATGGCGCACCAGATCGACACCGCGTCGTTCCTTACCGTGCACCGCAAAGCCTTCGTGTTCAACGACCCCGGCACGGGCAAGACACTGTCGGCGCTGTGGGCTGCAGACTACCTGATGCAGCGTGGACTTGTGCGGCGTGCGCTTATCTTGTGTCCGTTGTCGATCATGCACAGCGCATGGATGGGCGACCTGAACAACTCAATCATTCATCGCTCTGCCATCGTCGCGCACCACGCGCAAGCTGCCAAGCGCATCGAGATGATTCAGTCGGACTACGAGTTTGTGATCTGCAACTACGACGGGCTCAACCTGATCGCAGAAGAGATCAACGCAGACGGCAGGTTCGACCTTGTGATCGTTGATGAGGCCAACGCATACAAGACGATGACCACCAAGCGGTGGAAGACCCTCAAGTCCATCGTGCGCCCCGACTCGTACCTGTGGATGATGACGGGCACACCAGCATCGCAGTCGCCATCGGATGCGTACGGTCTGGCCAAGCTGGTCAACCCGACAGGGGTGCCGCAGTTCTTCACGGGCTGGCGCGATCAGGTCATGTACAAGCTCACGATGTTTAAGTGGGCACCCAAGCCCACAGCCAAGGACGACGTGTTCAACGCGCTGCAGCCAGCGATCAGGTTCACCAAGGAGCAGTGCCTGGACCTGCCGCCTGTGATGACACTCACACGCGAGGCTGCGCTGACCCCACAGCAGAACAAGTACTACAACCTGCTCAAGGACCAGATGCTGGTGCACGCAGCCGGGGCAACCATCACAGCGGTCAACGCCGCTGCTGGCGTGAGCAAGCTGCTGCAGATCAGTTGTGGCGCAGCCTACACCGACGAGAAGGAGGTGGTTGAGTTCGATGCTGCCCCGCGTCTTAGCGTCATCGAGGAGGTGCTTGAGGAGACCGAGCGCAAGGTCATCATCTTCGCCATGTTCCGCTCCAGCATCGACACCATCCACAACTACCTGACCAAGAAGGGTGTTGCGGCCGAGGTCATCCACGGCAGTGTGAGCGCGACCAAGCGCGGCGACATCATCCACAGATTCCAGACGCAGCCCAACCCCAGGGTGCTTATCATGCAGCCGCAAGCAACGGCACACGGAATTACCCTAACCGCTGCCGACACGGTGGTCTTCTATGGCCCGCTGATGTCTGTTGAGCAGTACATCCAGTGCATCGCACGCGCTGACCGCAAGGGCCAGAACAGCGACAAGGTCACAGTGGTGCACATCCAGAGCTCCCCCATCGAGCGCAAGATGTTCAAGGCGCTGACGGCCCGCGTCGATGACAACGACCTGCTCACGGCCATGTTTGAGTCGGAGATCAGATCATGAAAGGAGGCACTTGCAAAAGCCGAAAACCCGTGTAAACTGTCCAACGCTTGACAAAACAACAGGAGAAAGCACATGACGGAAACTGAAGACGAAGTGGTCCCCATCGACCTCCTCGTGAAAATCCACACCAAGATCAAATCACGCATCGACGCGCTGACCAAAGAGTACGACACTGCGGTGGAGCAGCTCAAGGCTCAGCAAGACGAGGTGCGCTTTGCCATCAAAGACAAGATGAAAGCCCTCGGGCTCAAGTCTGTCAACACATCTTACGGGACGGTCTCCCTCTCGACTAAGGTGCGCTACAACACGCAGGACTGGGACTCGTTCAAGAAGTTCATTCTTGACCACCAAGTCGTTGACCTGCTGGAGAAGCGCATCGCACAGACGAACATGGCGACCTTCCTGTCAGAGAACCCGGGTGTTGTTCCACCCGGTTTGAACTCGCACACCGAGTTCGAAATTCGTGTAACCAAGTCTAAGTGAGTTAACCATGAGCAATATCACGCTTTTTAACGCCTCCAACGTCCCCGCCTTCGCTCGCAACAACGAGCTGTCTGAAACTGCCAGAGCCCTGACGGGCGGCAGTGCTGGTGCCTCGACCAAGCGCATCTCCATCAAGGGCGGTGTGTTCCGCCTTGTCTCTGGTGGCAAGGAGATCGCGTCGATTGATGACCGCCACCTCGATGTGGTTGTCGTCAAGGCAGCGCCCAAAGTCAGCCGCATCTTCTACGCAGGTGCGTACGACCCAGACAAGATTGCCGGGCCCGACTGCTGGAGCAACGACGGCGAGAAGCCCGACGCCTCGATCAAGGAGCCGCAGAACAAGACCTGCATAGGCTGCCCCCAGAACGAAGCGGGCTCGGGCAACGGCAACAGCCGCGCCTGCCGCTTCCAACAGCGCCTTGCTGTTGTGCTGGCCAACAACCCCGATGGCGATGTGCTGCAGCTCACGCTGCCGGCCACGTCGATCTTTGGCAAGGAGGACGGAGACAAGCGCCCGCTGCAGGCATATGCGAGGTTCCTGGCTGCGCAGACCCCGCCGGTCAACCCCGAGCAGATCGTCACCCGCATGAAGTTCGACACCAAGGCCGAGAGCCCCAAGCTGTTCTTCACGCCCGTGCGCTGGCTCAATGACCCCGAGTACGATGTCGTTACCCGGCAGGCTGAGAGCGACGATGCCAAGCGCGCCGTCATCATGACGGTGGCGCAGGCCGATGGGGTCAAGCCCAAGGCAGCGCCGATGGATATCCCTGGCAAGCCGACGCAGGCCAAAGCCGCGCCCAAGGTCGAGGCTGTAGAGGATGAGGACGAGGCACCGCCGCCCAAGCCAACCAAGGCCCCCAAGACCAAGCCCGTGGCGTCTGAGGACGACGAGCCAGAAGTGCGCAAGGCTCCGTCCAAGGAGACCGCTGTCCCCGCCAAGAAGTCCAAGCTCGCTGACATCGTCAGCGACTGGGACGACGAGTAAGGAGTATTGGGGGCTGGCAAACGGCCCGGTTCGATTCCGGCACGCACTGTGGAGTGGTGGGTTCGATCCCCACCCAGCCCCCACCTACACCATGTCTTATTCACAAAAAACAATCGACGCTGTTCTGTCAGCACCCAAGACCCCGGGCAACCAGCTCGGGCGCTGGGCCATCCACCTTGACTTCCCCGTGACCAAGATTGCGCAAGCCCTTGGCGTCACCCGGCAAACCGTGTACAACTGGTTCGTGGGCAAAGACGTTTTCGTTGCGTACCAAAATCGCGTGGAGCTGTTGTTGATCATCATGAAGTCCTCACGCACAGCCGATGAGGCATGGAGAAGAATATGTCACGAGTACAACTTACCAACATGACCGACGAGGAGCTCCTGCGCTACGCGTACATGGAGAAGGACGACGCCCTGGTGCTGGAGCTGTGCGCTCGCATTGCCCGCTTGCTCGACGAGAACGCCGAGCTCAAAGTACAACTGAACTTCAAGCCACACTAACACCCGCGCCAAGGAGCCTTATGACACCGCTTGAGTTTCTAGCGGAGGTTCTGCCGTCGCCGGGTAACGGGTTTTACTGCGCCGCAGAGCTTACAAACAAGAAGTCACACGTATATGGGGAGACGCTGGAAGAGATCATGCCCACCATTGAGAAGTGGGCCAAGAAGGGCTACGACACATATTTCGCGCTGGGCACGTTCGGCACGAACAAAGACCGCACCAAGGAGAACATGCACGCCAGCCAAGTGCTGGCAGTAGACCTCGACTGCAACCACCCCAAGGACATCCCCGACGAGAACGGCGTCATCAAGACCAAGTCGTACCCCAGCGCCAAGGCTGCCGCTGCTGCACTGCACAAATTCTGCGAAGACTCCGGGATGTCGTCCATAGGCGACCCCTGGCTCGTGCACTCAGGCGGCGGCATACACGCGTACTGGCCGCTCACGGACATGATGTACAAGGAGGACTGGTTCCCCCTGGCCAAGCGGTTCAAGGAGATGTGCTTCAAGCACGGGCTGCAGATCGACGCCGCTGTGACGGGCGATGCCTCTCGGGTGCTGCGCGTGTTCGATACGACCAATACCGGCGTCAAGAACGGCAAAGCCGTGCGCGGTGCAACCCAGGTGCGGTTTATCTCCCAGGGCGACCGCTTCGCCGTGGACGACATCGACGCTGTGCTGACAGCCCAGGGGTTCGGCAAGGACTTCGTGCGCCCCCGTCCCTCAAGCGCCCTGGCGCTGCCTGGGCAGCGGCCGACCA